GCCACTTCTTGTACATCGATTCGATGTTTTGTCTAGGGCTTCCTTCAGATTCTACCTCGCAATAGACACCCTTGCCTTCGACTTGTGATACCGACCACTACGGCTCACAGCGGACTCACACCGCCTAGTTACTGCCCATGCCGGGCGCACCAAAAATAGCACCTAGCGGTTGCTAGATGCCTACTACTATATTCATAAAAATTAATTGATTATCTTTTACATTCACTCACATTTATAATTGAATTAGCTCAATATATTGGAGGTGAGAAAAATGAACAAATGTCCTTTCTGTGGAGCTTATAATGTAGGCCCTATGAACTTGCCAGAAGGTCAACATATTCTGCTTCAGACAGTTAATGACGATGGAAACATTAACATCGGTGCTGGCTATAAGGTTGACCTAGTTGCTTGCGGTTCGTGCAAGAATATGTGGCTTCATAGTGACGGAATCACTGCTGGAAAACCGGAAGTTTAATGTTTGAACTGTCTTATCGTGTTCCTTGCTACTCCCAATAGCTTGGAGCACGTTTTTAATTTCTGATTCAGTACCTTCGATTGTTAATTTCATTTCTATTCTCCTTTCTCAGCTGGTTGTTCCGAAACTGCTGCGATTTCTGCCAGCCGAGCACGTGCCAGCTTCTCCAATTGCTTACGCGACAAATCATCAATATCTTGTTCCTCAGCCAAATCAGCTGGTGTAACACAGACGCGAGCATTAATGTATTCCTTATCTTGCCCGCCATTAAAGTTTGCACTAACACAGTCTGTTTTGCCATTCTCATCAAAACTATACTCTAAACTCATCATTTTAATTTCCATCCTTATTCCTCTTTTCCGTCTTTAAAACACTTATCAAAGGCATCCATTACCAATTCATAAAGCAAAGCGTCCTGATTGCTGAACTCACCTTCATAATTCTGTAAAGCTTCATACAACTTTTTGAATTTATTTGAGTACTCGGTAATTGAGATCACTGCTACATCATCACTGATATTCTTAAATTGCTGATCGGCTTCTTTTCTATCAGAAACATTCTTATAAATCAGCTTCTGACCGCCTTTTTCAGTCTTGAATTCACCGTCTTCGTTTTTTTCGAAAAATTGGTCACGAATTACGTTTAAATCACTCTGATAATCTGCATTTTTCGCAACGATCAGTTTAATCAATTTCGAACGCCCCAAAGAAGCCATATTCTTGAGATTTAAATTCCCTAAAAAGTTACCGATAGCCACCAATTCTGCATTTCTAAATTTAACTACATTCTTCATTTCCTGCCTCCTAGAATTCCATAACCGTATATGTCTTGATTCCTTCACCATCAAGTTCTAACGGGATGATAAATTTGTTCCCAACTAATTTTTCCAATCCTTGGATTATTTTTGAAAGATGGAATACCGAGTTGTCCATGCCTATCAGATACATCTCAGTATTCCCAAAAACAAAACCAGCTTGTCTGTTTGAGTTCATGATTGTGATAAAGTTGTCTGAAGCCCCAACTTTGGCAGCACCCAAGGCTAGGTAGTTGCTGGCATTTCCATCACCCTTCAGAGCTCCTCGTATAGCAACATCGTCATCGAAATTGAACCCCTTAGTCATACCAGCTCCCTTGGCAGTATCAAGCCTTGGGAAGTATGTCAGTGCAGGAGTATATGGAGATGTCGTGTCTTTTCGATATGCCCATGCCATATACTCAGCTTTCGAATTTAGATTAAAACTTAGACCGTTCATTGCATCATTGGTGAGCCAATGACTTGCACTGATGGACCCCATATCTTCCCCATTGTACTGATCTAGAATGTTCATGCCAGTACTATTAAGTGATAGCACACCCTGTCCAGCGCCAATCTTAATTCCCGTACCGTCAATCGTCACAAATTTAGAAACCGCATTCCACGCAGATTGAACGAAATTTGTGGTGTCGCCGACTAAATTCGAAACATCAAGATTGATAATATGGACGTTAGCAGCATCTAGAATTCCCGCGGTAATCTTACTTGCATCGATTGTATCAATCATGGTGGACTTGATTACCGCATTATCAATTACGGTCTGCCCAGTTATGCGAACTTTGTCGCCTTGAATTAATACTCCTTCAGTAGAAGCATTAATACGACTGACAATCTCTCCTTTTTTCACCATTAAATCAATCTGGCCGTTAGTAACAGACAGATCTGTTTGAGTTGCAAAATCGAGTACACAGGGGCTCCAAACCTTGCCGGTGCCTTCAGTCAACATAATGTCGCCAACATACAGAGCGCAAATTTTGCTATTTGTTGTGCCATTATTATCGAACCGTATATATCCTGACACCATATTACCTGTATTAAAAGTATAAGCAACACGACGATCCCTATCAGAATCATAATGTGCATTAGCAACAATATTTATGACAACCGAATTCCCGCTTGCGTCATTTCCTATTAGAAAAGCATCCGAACTAACTACATTTTGGCTATTAAAGACATCGAAAGATAGGGTATAGTCAGTGTTTGGCTTGACCTGAATGTTTTCGCCTCTGAAGGTCTTCTCAGTAGCTAGAACGTTGCTTAGCATGAACAAATTTCGTGAACTGTTAAAAAAGAAACTGTGTTTGGTGACGCTCAACCTACCTGTTGGCTCTTTCCAGAAATCTAAAGTTTTTGGATCCCCAGAATTCCGCAATAGATTAGTGCCTGCCAAAGCTAAGTTATTAACATCATCCTGGATGCTGTTAATCGAAACTTGAAAGCTATCTGATGCAATGTTTATCTGATTGTTGACCCAAGACTGGGTATCATCTATTGTTGAATAGTTTAGCTTTAGGGAATCGGCCGTGGCTTTTATTGAAGCGGCATTTGCTTGAATGTCGCCTTTAACCTTCAAAATGTCTGCCGTAAATCCATCAGCACTTGCTATCCACTGATTCTTAGCGGTGTTCAAATCGCCGTTAAGCTCATCAACGCTGCTAGCTGAAGCTTTACCTTCAATTGCTTTTGCATTAACCTTAATCGAGTTCTCGGCAGTTCCGATTCGCCCAGATAGCAAGTCAACATCAGCTTGTTTAGCTGTCAGCTCTAGAGCATCCGAATTGCCTTTAATTGCTAGTTCGTTGGTTTTAACACGCTGATCAAGTGTATCGATGTCACTTTTCGAAGCAACCAAATCAAATTTGCCATTGATAGTGTCAATGTCGTTCTTAATGCCGATAATTGAATTATTAGCTGTCGTAGCACTAGCAAGTGCGTCACTGGCATTCTGTTGAGCATTTGCAACATCGCTTAGTGCTTGTCCAACAGAATTAGCTGCATCCTGTGAAGTTTGCTTGGCTATGTTAGCTGCTTCCAAAGCTTGAGCTGAATTATCGTTAGCACTGTTAATCTTATCGGCATAGTCAGCCATTTCTTGCATAGCTGCGTCAACTTTATCCCGAATCTCATGCGTATCTTTGGTGGAGACAATTAAGACCCATGTCACACCGTCCCACTGATACATCTCTGTATCTTCACCATTAGGCTTGTACCAGAGGTCTCCCACATGATTAGCAACTGGCGTATCGGGACCTCTGAACACCGTAGACTTACCGTCAGCGCCTGTCTGGGCAATGCTTTTAGCCTTGTCAGCTTTGTCATTAGCATTGCTTGCAATCTGTTCAACTTGACTTAATTTATCGCCTAGTGTAGCAGAGATGTCGCCTAATTCAAGGCTGTCATAGCTGTCTAGCAGAACGTTCCAGACAACACGACTAATCTTAGCTGTGGTATCAATGCCTAATTTAGCGAATCTGATCGGTACCTCATCACATAGGTCCAATGCTTCCAATGGAGCGTAATCGGCATAATTACTGGTCTTGGACAAGTCAATGAATGATACCTTAATGGAGACTTTTGGAATGCCTACTTTATTAGTCTTGATATAGGACTGTGCTAAAGATTTAAGTTTGGCTTGTACCTGTGCCACACTCATATAGACTGTTGTCTTATCGTCTGAACCGTCACCTTTTGTTGGATTGGTCCCAACCTTGACGTTTTCAAATTGACTAGCAAAGTCCACTGGCAATACTTTCTGATTAGGGTACCGATCCCGATAGTCAGAATCAACCACTAAGCCATCAACTGTATAGACCTTCGTTGAATCACTATTGACAACCTCTGACAAACTAGCATATGGATAGATACTTGTATATGTCTCCAGAATGTTATTTTCTTGCTCAAATGACAGCAGATTGCGTCCATATGATAATAGCGTGTTAGAGACTGTGCCACGATGTGATAGCAGGCTAATATGGAGATTGTCAAAGCGGTACTCACCGCCCCATGTGTCAAGGATTGACCCTTCAACGCCACCTAATGCCTGTCTTGCATTGGTTACCTTATCAATCGTCCATGACGTGCCATTATGCGTCTCAATGTCACTATCAACAGTAAATTGCTTTGGTGTCGTTAAGCCGTCATTCCACATTGTTAGAGCTTGTTCTGCGGACATATCTTGCATTGTGATATTAGGCTTGATAGCCAAATCATTAGCTAAATATGATACATGTTCGGCATGGACAGTTATAATCGTGTTGCCAGAATTATCCATGCTAGGCGTGACCGTCTTGATAATAAAGCGCTGGTCTTTCAGTTTATGGCCTGCATCAACTTTGATAATTCTGTTGTTTTCAATCTCACCAGCTCTTCTACCGTTGAGTGGATAGGTGAGGTCTAACACGAACTCGCCATTACGTTCTTCTGTCACAACAGCTGTCAGAGCGTCTGGTAACGTCCCCAAGCCGTTACTAAAGAAGTCTGTGGCATCTGCTGCATATAATACTGGATAACTCATATTATGATCTCACCGCCCATCTAGGTAAAAGTTCTATTTTAGTAATGTTATCACCTGTGATAGTGACCGTCTGATTGCCCTTAGCAATGGACATAAAGTCACCATACATTTTATCGAATGCCGTTCTTGTACCTGCCAAATTAGTGCATGACTGACTATCAGTATCCATAATGATACCTGTATCAATACCCTTTAGAGATACCTTAGCAGAGCCAATTTGTATCGTGCAATCACCTTCGCCAGTGACTTTGATAATCGGCTTAGCTGAAATGGTACCAGGGTTGGTCAATACTTGTTTATTAGTAATAGTCTGATACGACTGACCAGATGTTAGATACTTGTAAGGCATCATTTCGAATTGTAGGGTTTGGGTTATACCAGTTACTGTTTTCTTAACCGGAAAACTAGACAAATACGCTGCACGATAGATATAGTCTCGATCAAAACTAAATAAAAAATCATGCCATTTTGAATCTGCTAACATGATTTGTCTTGCTTGATCAATTTTTTGCATTGTTTCTTTATGCTTACCCAAATAAATAATTGGTAGTTCTTGAACGAAACTTTTATACCGATTATTTGGAATAATCAAATCGCCATCTCTTCCAGGAACTTCCACAATTTGATAATCAGAAGCAGAGCTGGCAATTTCATATTCAGCATTAATATACATATTAAAATCAGTTGATTTTAAATCATTAAAAGTAAAACTTGTTACTGTCATGTTGTTAACCGCCCCCTACCTCGTTGAGAATCAAATTTATTGAACTGTTGTGATAAATTACGTACCATTTCTCGATCACTATCCGTTGATTTCTTGGATGTCGCTAAATCTATTAATCTATTCATTAAGGCAATTTGCTCACGATATAGACCAGTCTGTTCATTCAAACTGGCTACCACATCCGCGTTATCATTTTGAATGGCCACCAAGTTGTTGCTATCCATCTGTGCCTGGTTTGGTGTATTTAAGATTGTATTAACCGCTCGGTTAGCCTCTGATGTACCCGTTGCAAACTGTGGCACATTAAAAAGTTTCTGTGTCAGACTAGCCTTTAAAACTTTAGTCCCACGTGGAGCATCAAAAATAACATTTCTACCAGCAGGAATAAAAGACTGACCATCGGGCATCGTAACTAATTCACGGAAAGTACTACCAACTTGATCGTTGACCTCCATTAAACCGCCAGGATGATAGTTAGTACCTTTAGCGTTCTTTTTACGAGAAAAGAAGTTCTTAACTGTGTTAATAATGGTTGTCAGTGTAACTGTATGATTCCTCTTTCGAGCAAACTGATCTACACCAGCACTTGCCCGGCTTGCCGGACCAGAAGCATTGTCATGACCAGTGAAAGTTTTTGGTCCTGGATGTTTACCATTAAAGGTATCGATATGTTGCCAGCCGGTACGAGCAGCAGTCTGAACGTTTGAAGAATTACCAGTAAAGCTCTTCTTATTCACGTTTTTCTTATTATGTTTATCCTGCGCTGTCACAGATTGGTTAGCTGCACCAATAATTGAGCCGGCGGCACCAGTAAAGTCTTTCTTTTTAACACTCTTTTTATTGTGTTGATCTACCTTTTTCTGAGATTCATTACTTGCCTTAGTAACTGAAGAAGCGTCGCCTTTCAAATTTTTCTTGATCGGTTTTTTACCATTATACTTATCAACATCAATTCCGCCTTTAGTCAAAGCGGCATGAGCTCCAGCGTCTTTAGCAAGTAACTTTTTAGTTTTTTCTGGCAAACTATTCCATAAACCAAACTTAACAATATTCTCAGCGAGTTCTTTTTTACCCTTGGAATTAACGATTGCTTCTTTCTGTTGCAAGGTTAATCCGTTCCATTTACCTGCAGATTCTAGGCCTTTGGCAACTTCAACGCCCGCATTGGATCTAACCCATGCTTTTCGTTCAGACCAAGACATATTGTTCCACTTACCAGATTCAAGCAAGCCATTGGCAACCATCTCTTTTGCGTTAGTAGACAGCTTTCCTTTCTTTTCGAGTAACTTAATTTGATTCCATTTGTCTTTTGACTGAACCGCCTTAGTTACTTCCGCTTGTGCATTAGTCTTAATCTTTCCTGTCTTAGGATCAAGAATTAAGCTATTCCATGAGTCGGCTGCAGCAGATACGCTTTTCTTCATGTCAGCAGTAACTTTGACTACTGACGTTGAGGTTTGTTTCTGTGCATCCTCATAGGCTTTCATTGCGCTCTTAGCTTGCTCAACCGTCCAACCATAGCTATCCTGCATATCTTGCAAAATACCTTCTCGGCTCTTTCCTCTGGCTTTTTCAGCATTAATAAATCCAATACCAAGTTGATTCATGGTATTATTATGCTCATTTTCTAGAGCTTCCAGAGCTTTGTTTTTCTCTTGGGTAGACAAAACAGTGCTGTGCTTGATCTTGCCATAAGTCTGATTGTAGTTATCCAATTCCTTGTTAGCAGCATCGGCAGAAGCCTTTGCCATCTGATCGAGTTGGCTTTTTGTTGCTTTGCTTGTCTGGTTCAATTCAGCTTGCAGGACAAGACGTTGCTTCTTACTCGATAGCCCCAAAGTTTGAACTTGCTCTTGTGCCATCTTGACTTCAAGATTGTGGAGAGTATCCCTTTGTTCTTGTGTTAAAGAAACATTCTTATCACGAGCCTGTTTGGTAATCGACTGAACTTGCTTGTAATAACCATTGATCTTTGAGATATGTTTCTGGTTAGCTTTATCTTCTTTAGCAGCTTCAGCTTCGATTGCAGCACCTGCTGCACCGCCAATACTTTCAGCTAACTTATCAGCAGCAGTTTTTTGTTTCTTAGCAGCTTGTTCAGCCGACTTAGCCATACCAGCAAAAGCTTTCTCAATAGTTTTACCGTTAGTAGTTGCTGAACTAGCTGTGTCGTCTAAAGCAACATTAGCTTGAGTTGCATAGTTCTTAAATTTAGAAGCTGCATCATCTGCAGATTTACCGATATCAGCTCCCCAACGTTGAGTTCGTTGAGAACTTTCGACTGCTTTCTTGCCCCAAAGTTCCCAAACTGCTACACCAGCGCCGATCACTGCTGTTGCACCAAGGACATATGGATTAAGCAGACTGAATCCTCTAGCAGCCCCCATCGCTGAACTTCCAACTTTGGACATTCCACTCGCAGCACCTGCCGCTTGTCCGGCAAATGTAGTCGACTCATACGCTGCTTGACTAAAACCGGACTTCAAAATTTGGAGTCCTGTACCGCCTAATTTAGCAGCTGATTGCATTCGGCCGATTGCTGACGCGAATGCTCCAATTCCTCTAGAAGTACCGCCAATCACTGATCCAACTTTGCTAATAACTGACGCAACTGGTCCAATCGCAGCACTAAACAGAGCGAACTTAATAATTGATTGTTGAGTTCCTTTATCAAGATTGCCAAATGCTTTTACAATTTCAGTTGCTTTACCAACCAAAGGAGTAATTGCTGGGATCAGGTTGTTTCCAACTTCAATACCTAAAACTTGAACCGACGATTTGAAACGGTCAAATTGAGCTTTAGCAGTAGTTCCCATCATATCAGAAACTTTTTTAGTAGCTCCTGCAGCTTGTCCTGTCTTAGCTGTTAAATCAGTTAATTGTTTGCTACCAGCGTTCATCAAAGCCAACATTGCCCGGCCACCACGTTCACCAAATGCAGCAGTAACGGCAGCAACTTTCTGGCCCTTGTTCATGCCAGCTGTAGCTTTTGTAACTTCGTTAATTACTTCAGGCAGCCCAATTGTTCCTTTTTTGAAAGCATCGATATTAACGCCTAACTTCTGCATTGGTGAGCCAGCTGCCATTGATCCTGCAGTTAACTTTTGCAGCATCATATTAAAGGCAGTCCCAGCAGTCGAGCCTTGCAAGCCAGCATTTGATAACAGACCGATTGCGGCAACTGTCGTGTTCAAATCGATACCAGCAGCATGTGCTGACTGACCAGTATACTTCATAGCTTCGCCCATATCAGCAAAGCCAGATTTAGTGGCATTAGCTGCATAGGTCATAGCGTCAGTTACACTAGTTGTGTGGCTAGCCTTGACTCCAAACTGTGTCATGGTGGAAGTTACCACATCCATAACAGTATTGAAGTCTTCACCAGAAGCACGTGAAGCATCCAGGATCGCAGGCATCATCTTCATCGTCTGATTAGCTGAATAACCAGCACGAACTAAGTCGGCCATTCCCTTGTTAATGGAATTAGTCGAAATTCCGTACTGTTGGGCCCAGCGTTTAGACGCATTACCCATCTGATCTAGCTGAGTTTTAAACTTGCCCGTAACAGCTGCACCATTAGTCAGCAAAGGGCCAATCGAATTGATTTCGTCATTAAAACTCATGGCAGACTTAACTGCTAGTCCCATTCCGGCCACAATCGGAGTTGTAACACCACGGGTCATCGTACTACCGACTGTACTAAGCTTCTGACTGGCATTGGTGATATGTGTGCCAAATGTACTTACCTTCTGTCCAGCTTGATACCAGCCATTACTTTGCAAAGTAATCTGACGCTGTGTGGCGTTCATCTTAGCTCGTAAAGCTTCCATTTGAGCAGAAGTCTTGTTGTATTGGCTAGCAGCGTTAGCTTGTCGTGTGGTTAATTTGGCTTGTTCTTCAGCAGTATCAGCAGTTTTCTTAGTCAAATCTTGATAAGTCTGCTTTTGTGCTTGTAACTTTGCTTCATAATTCTTCATCTGCTGACCCATTGAGCCATAGACTGACTTCATACCGTTTAGGCTAGAGCCATAGCCTTTGAGAGCAGACTCTTGGGCTCGTAAAGCAGAACCAGTTGCTTTGATTTGCGAATTTAGCGCACGTGAACTTGATTTGAACGGATCAATATCCAGCGTGACAGTCGCAGCTAAATGTCCTAATGAACCACTTGCCATTAATTTGTTCCTCCTTTCTAGCTAGAATAAGAACGGAAAGGCTTCATCAATATACTGTTCTTTTTCTGCGAAAATTTGATTTAAATGATCGAGGTCATCTAAAGTCATGTGGTCAACTTCATACAATTTATAGCCTTCGTTCAAACGAACTTTATAAATATCATCAAGTCGATCCATTGCCTTCTGAATGTCCTCGGCTGTTAGTTTTTTTCTTCACCGTCTTCTTCAGTATCTTCATCATCAGTATTACCTAATGAATCACCAATTGCCTGATTGATCACATCCAAATTATCTAAATTGCAGCCCTGTTTAACATCGCCCGCTTTAAATTGACCATGCCAAAAACTAACTGCAAAATTTGCAATATTCTTTTCATTCTCATCAGCGTCTTGCGAAGTTGCTCCATCAGCTCTCTGCAATTGACGAGCTTGTTGATATTGGACTTTTAAAGCCTGCATTGTATCATGCAGCATTGGCTCTTCATTGCGGATAAACTTCTTTTTTTCATCATTGATCGTCAAGGTTAATTCATAAGCCATAATTAATTTTCTCCTTTTATTTTCGTCTCATTTTTATCGTCTCTGTCTAATTTGTGTTATACAACTATTCTCCAGCAGGTGGTTCCTCAGCCTTTGCTGTTACTGTAACTGCACATTGGGCTGTCTTGTTACCATCAGTTGTTGTAGCGGTCACATTGACTGTGCCAGCCTTAATTGCTGTTACCTTACCTGTATTGTCAACGGTAGCAATTGTTTCATCCGCTGACTTCCAAGTAATCGCCTTATTCGTTGCGTTACTTGGGGCAACTGTAGCGGTCAATTGAATTGTAGATCCTTCTTCAACTTCTGCAGTTGTCTTGTCCAAAGTTACACCTGTAACTGCTACAACTGGATCAGTGACTGTCACCCGACATGTGGCAACTTTTCCCTGGTCATCTGTGGTAGCCGTGATGTTAGCATCTCCAGCACCAACGGCAGTGACTTTACCGTTTCCGTCTACGGTCGCCACTGACTGTTTAGCACTAGCCCACTTCACAACATTGTTGGTTGCATTAGCCGGGCTGACAGTTGCTTTTAAAGTGCCTGTTTTACCAGTCTCTAGTGACAAAGTTGTATTATCCAAACTAATGCCAGTAACTATGATTGGTTTAGTTTTAAATGCCGGTACATCAATATAATCGCTAGGCTTCCATTCACCAGTCGAATCGATCTTACGCCCTTTAAAATCTCCTTTAGCATAATCAGTATTAGGAGTTAAGTTGGGTATTACAACTTCTTTTGAAGCAGCTTCTCCGGTTACAATTGCTTTACCTGTTTTATCAGCAATCTCATAGACTACTGTTTTGGGTTCTTCAGCCAAAAGTCATTCTCCTTTCTTATTCAAACGTGACAACCCCGCTTGTTGAATTAGGGCTGATCTCAACCCCATTCGGCGGGGTTAGGGTTTTGGGGTTTCGTCAGGAATCTCGCCTTCTTCTTCCGTCTTAGGGAAGACCCATTTACGGAATTGTTCTAGATTGAACCCTTCATTATCTTCACGGCCAATCAATAAGATGACACCTTCATCTTCATCACCACGTGGCACAAACGATCCTTCGATTGAATCAGCATTTGGATCTGGAGTACCGTCAACCGTTTTAGTATCAACACCTGGGATCGTAAATTTACCTTTCAGCATTGCAACCCAAACGAACTGACCATTAGACAACTTAGTCCGGAACAAGGTGGCTACATCACGCGGAGTTAAGTTTTTCTTGAAAACTTCAACACCGCCGACCAATTTGATTCCGTAGAAATCAACTTTCATCTGTGAATCAACATCATAGATTTCAATTGTTTCCTTGGCGTCGGTAATACCACCAGATAGAACAACATATGGACCATCGTCCGCGGCTAACGTCTTCATTTCATTAGTCAGTTCAATCTTAATTGTGGAAAGACCGGGAACTTTCCGAGTCTCTTGTACTAAATCATCTTTGTCAACAACTCCATATTCGAAGTTGCTGGCACCGAATTTAACTTTTTTATTATCTGCCATTTTTCTATTCCTCCTCTGGAATAAATCCTTCATAATTACCCTGCACCATTGTTAGCGTTGGAGTATCAGGATCTTCAGCATGTTCTACATAATATCGTTCAAAATTGGCATTATGCATTATCTGATAAATCATTGACTCCAACTTCCCAAGTTCAGGTAATTTTTCTTTTGCAATCCAAAAATCGATTTGCAATCTTGGATATTCAATAATTCTTCCATCATCAGCACTATCAAACTCATCTCCAGGGATCCGTGTAATTCTGATCCACGGTGCATTTTCCGTAGTGTGGAAAGTATCGTTTGGGGTACCAACGAAAACGTAAGGAAAACTCATCGGCTTTCCTCTGATCTCATCTAAAAAGCCTACAAGATTCTGATTATTAGTCAGAAGCTCATAGGCTCGTTGTTCAGCAAGCAAATCTAATCACCCACTCTTAAATTTTTGATAAAGTCCTCTAAAACTCGAGTTCGCATTTCGCTTTGTGTTTTCTCCACGAAATGCTGTGGATCCTGTTTTGAAGTCCCACTGTTCGGGAAGTGAGCAATCGGCCCTTTAGTTTTGTCATAGCCAATATCAGCTGAATAATTACCAGTCTTAGTTGACACACCGGCAACTTTAACTGCGGCTGCCAAATGTTCTAACCCACTATGATCTTCATCGGAAACTGGTGTATTTGCTTGCAACTGGTCAGCAAAATCTTGAGCTCCTTCACGTACCGCACTTCTAGCGCGTCGTTCAAATCCTTTAGTAAGGTTATCCACATTCAGTAGCATCTCAGCTTCACCCTCAACGCTCATTGGACCACCTTCCCTGCAATTTGAATAATATCTTTAGTGCGATAGTCAGGATCCATCGAAATGATCTCATAGTCCTGCCCTCGCCACTTGATTATCCAATCAGTTTGAATTTCTTTCTTCTGCTTAAAAGCAATTAAAAAGACAGGTGAACTTTTGCGATAACCAACCTGGTCAGACTGATTAACAAACTCACGTAGCGGAACTTTCGGGACCTCTGCCCAGCAAGAAAATTCTTCAGTCAGTTTGTTATTAACTGGCACGCCATTAACTACTCCAATTCCCTCCGAGTAGAACGTGATCCGCTCGGTCATGTTAGTCGTCTTCATTGTCAATCACCTCAGAACGTAACTGATTAACAATATCAGCAATGCTATTGGTCAACTCAGGTCGGTAATTATCTGCAGTCAGTCCACGCTGGTAATAATCTTCTTTGACTTGTTTCATCAAAGCAATCTTAAAACGGGGGTCGTTAACAAATTCTATCGGCATAGCACTAAATTTAATTGCTCGTGTGATCATTAACGCAGCAGAATCGACCATGCCTAATAAAACATCATCATCAAAGTCTTGATCGACCTTGCAGTAATTTTTGAGCGTCGCAAACTGATCTTCAGACAACAAATTTTCCGCCATTAGCACCGCCCCCTAATCAAATGTAACCGTAGCATTAGTAGTGCCTGGTACTACGGTCGCACTGTTAGGGGCTGCTATTTTTCCGCCGGTTCGGTGTAGGTCAAGAAGTAGCCAGCTTTTGTATCAGCCTTGGCAACGCCAAAGCGCATACCAGCTTGGAGATATTGGCCATAGATCTCGTTATCAACCCAGCGAACCATGAAGTCGGCGCGATTAGCAAACAGAACACTCCGCTTGATGTCGCCAATAAAGGCGTGTGCCTCGTTAGCTTTGCCAAGATCAGTATCAGCTACAACAGCGACAGGCATACCCAACAGCACTTTGCCAGATGGAGTCAAGATAGAATCTTGCAACAAGTAACGACCGTTACCATCCTTAACCGTGTCTAACCAGTTGTAGAACGTCTGAGAAACGATCATGACACGATCATAGGCAGGATCTAAGTCAACATTGATAATGTGCTTTAAATCATCAATTGTACCAACCGTTTTAGCAGCAAATGTTTTAATGACACCAGCAATTGCAGCGTTGGTCGTGTTGACTTTGATTTGTTGGCCATTCTGTTCAATAACCGGCATAAGATCAATTTCAGAATCGTCTAAAGACTCTTGAGAGATTGGTAATGCTTGCCGATAAGTGTCAACTGCCCAATCAACACCGTCAAAATCTGGCTTGGCCATAGCAGGATTCTTTTCCAATTCGGCGACAGTAGCCATCGTTGAAGTAGCATTCTTCAGAATTGGATAGGTACCTTTACCATGTTGTGCTTGGAAAACATTGACGAATTGCTTTAAATCAACAATAGTCTGCAATTCACGTTGTGGTTGATAAGATACTTCGTCTGCAATTGTTGGCTGAACGTCTGGTTTCTTAACGCCATCAGTACCTGGATCAATGTCACGCTTATTAAGCATTACGAAATCGCCAACATTGGTTTTTTCAAAATTCAAGCCATCACGTACACGGCCACGAGAATGGATATAAGCATTGACTGCATCACGGTATGAGGCTTCTTGGTTATCTTTATTACGGCTACCAGCCGGCTTAGAATTATCGTCACCATCGATAGCAACCTGAATCAGATCAGCTTCTTCTTCTAGCTTGCGAACTTCACCTTCAACTTTTTCAATTTCAGAGCGTTTGTCCTTAGCAGCAGTTAATTCTTCTTCGCTGTTGGCTTTTTCTAGCATTTCACGAAACTCTGCATTTGATGTTTTGATAGAATTACTTTTTTCTTCAATTTTTTGCCGTAATTCTTTTAATTTTTCCTGTAGATTCATTTAATATCTACTCCTTTCAATAACTCTTGTTTTTCAACGTCTAACAACATTCGACGTTTCTCATCACGCCATTTTTCTTTATCCTTACGTAATGACTCAACTAACTCTTTACTACGAGCTCCCACAGTTGCTTCCGTGTCCGGATAAGCTGGAGTGGTAACCACAGAAACATCATATAAGTGGTCAATCGCTCGAATTAAACGGTTATATTCCACACCATCTTCATCCGATTCTGACCATTCTTCAGCATCTTTTTGACGTGCGATCGTAAATGCAAAACTACATTGATTGATAATTCCAGCACCAATGTTAGCCATAAGATCACGTGCTAATTGTGTATCTGTTGGCTTGACTCTAAACTTCAAACCAATATTGTCGACTTCTAACTCTAGGTTGACCCCTGAACGCCCTAAAACTTGATTCTGGTCATGATTAAAGGTTGCCACTACATTGGACATGTCAGCATGATCTAAAGCGTGAGAGTCGATTTTTTCACGGAAGAAACCAGCTAAAACATCAGATGGCTTATCGAATTTTAAAGCATAGCCTTCGATAACTTTTTCTTCGCCTTCATCATTCTGCCTCAGCTCCACTTTCGTTTGGATCTGCCGACTTTCCAGGTTCTTTGCCATTAGCTTCACCCCCTTTCAACTGATATTCTTCTTTCTTATCCAAAAAGACTGAGTTCAAATCGGACTGCATACGGTCCATATTCGGATCATCAACAGTTGCACGTCCAGATTCAGCTAGTGCACGGTTAGGTGTCAGCAGAGTCCCTTTGACGGCGTTCACTGCGTCTGTAATGGACAAGCCGGTCTCTTTCCTAGTATCGAAGTTCAAGCTCGCCTTGGCACGCTTACGAGCTGTTAATAGCTTGCTCTCAAATTCGGCAAGGATCGGATTAAAATAATACGGCAAGTCCGAATTGATGAAATCTTCATTTAACTGCTTGACCGACTGGTTAGGACTATTGATTCCCAACTTGTAACTAGGAATATGCAATGCTTTAGCAATTTGCGCAGTCGAATAATTATTCGAATTGATCAACTGCAAAATGTTAGTGTCCACATCAAGTGTCTGATAATCAAAAGTATCATCCGTAATAATAGGACTGCCAGCGTTAGCGTCTGCCTGAGCATATTCGAAGTCTTTTCTAACCTGTCGTCGCGATTCCTTATTTAACTTACCTTTAGCATGCAGGATCCCGCCTTTGAGCCCAGATTTAAAGAATTTAGTCAGGGTCTGAATGCCTGACTCTTGCAAATTGATCTCATCACGCAAACTTAACAGTGGGGAACGCCCATGAATTCCATCGTAGGTAAAGAACTTAAAATGGATCACATTAGCAGCTTCTTCAACGATTGTCTTATTACCATTCAAAGGTGTAAATTCATACTTGAGGTTATTCGTATCAGAATCATCAATATAAACTTGACTAGTTGGATAATATTGAATCAATGCCGGTTTATCCGATAAAGGATCTCTGACAATCCGCGAGAAACCATCATTAGATAGAATTGCACTGACCGTCATAATAAATCGCCAATGATACGCATCTAACATTGAGTTAGGTTCCTTATTGACTAAATAAAGCGTCTTATCGTCAATGATTCTATCCTTTTCATCACGCTCAATAATGGGGAATCTGGCCACATAAGAAGCAATGTAAGATACTGCTGTCAGAACATCTGAGTTTCTCAATGCAGAAACGCCAACATAAGAGCCATTTGAATATCCGGGTAACACACCATTATTAATTAAATCCATCGCCCAATCAGCACTAGCGTCTCGCTTTTCCATTTGAAATAGCATTTAAAATCACCCCCTTCCTGCCAACCAGGCCGAGAGCAGCGCTAAGATCACGACCAAGCTACCCGAAACAAACCAGCCGGCAATGTCAGATAACTTAAATGCCCCAACTGAGAGCATACAAAAACCGCAAATCATTAAGACCTGCGGTTCATTTAAACTCCAGAATTTATAAACTAACTTAGGAATTGTTTTAACTAATTTCATTGATCTATCCTTTCAAAAGCCAAATTCTCCATTCAAAATATCGTCATCAGTAATATAATTATCAATGTTTTCTCTAAAGCAAATAGCAAAAGCATCTAGCAAAGCATCCAAAGCATCGATCTTGTTAGAATACTTGTTCTTATCGATACGGACCCCGTTGTTATCACTTTTCAATACTGCATTATTGATTGCAGCTGTTAGGATCTCATTGCCATTATGCTTAATTCGCCCATCGATTACATCTTCATGGAACTGTTTAGTTGGTGCAGATAATGTCAACGTTCCCTGTCTAATAGAAGTCTGTTGCCACTCTGGATGACCTTTTTCAATTTGAGTCAGTAACGTTCCGTATTGTGCCGGATCATAACAAATCATTTGCACATCCAAATTATGTTCAGCTACAAACTCACATAACCACTGATACACACTGTCCACATCAATCACACCCGATTCAAGCTGCGTGATTTCACATCGGCCTTCTCGTTCTAACCGCCGATAATCCATCCGATCAGACTTAATTTTATTATCCAGCCCATACTTGGTCCCTACAAATGCGTGACAATCAACGTACCAAAAACCGTCTTGTGGGATACACCAGGTTATTGCGTACAAGTCTGAAGTTTTTCCGACGTCGACACCGATCCAAGCACGCTCGCCATCGATATTGATTGGTTCATCGACAAGACAAGCATTCCAATGTTCTACATCCATGTAACTTTCTTCAGAAGCTTGGCGCCAAATATTGAAATTCTTGACCAGCTTAGAATTAAGTGAGCCATCTTCTTTAGCTTGAGTTAGCTTATTTTTCAAATAATTGAAAATCTGATCGTACATGGCAGTAACATCCATCAACGGATTTGATTTAATCCACATTTTTGGATCATCAACTTCAACTGTACTATCTTGTTCAGCGATAAAAGCAAAATAACGATCGGCCACAACTTCTCCAGAGAGGACTTTCTTCGCATATGGATACATCTGCGTGTGCATTGGCACGTTCATGTCAAAACCTGCTGTAGAAATTACAAAAGTTAAGTAGCTAGGCAATAACAATTGCCCTGATGATAGAGTTTCAATCATCTCATCAGTCTTAGCGTTAGCATATTCATCGACCACGGCCACATGAGGCTCATAGCCATCAACCAGCCCTGCATCACGTGAGAATGAACGAATGATCGAACCGTCGTTAAGATTCTCAATCTCATCACGTCTGATCTTAACTGACCGTTTAATTTCATCGTCTTTTCGGCATAAAGCCTTCAATCGGTCCTTGACCATTCCAAAGACGATACCAGCCTGTTTTCTATCATTAGCAGCTGTATATAATTGACGTTTGAACTGTGGAGATTTACCAAATAAAAACTCATATAAGATAACTCCAGAAATTAGCAGACTCTTGCCGTTTTTCCGTGCCATCGAAATAAAAATATCGGTAAAACGCCTGGTGTCCGGATTCTTTTTGCTGACCCAGCCATAGATGCTGCCAATAATAAACTTTTGGTAAGGTGCTAATTCTTGCACTTTACCCGTTTTAGGATCACCAAGCATCTCCATGAACATTACTGCTCGACCGGCCAATTGCGGATCATATTCCCAAGTCCAGTCCTCACGTTTGAGATCCTCAACATGCCTTTTAACTGCAGCTAATACTGCGTCGGAGACAAGTAATGAATTATCCAGGACTCTCGCAACAAAGTCAGCTAACGGATCATCAAACTTTTTCATTAATTAAACATCTCCATTATGCTGTGCTTTCCTTGATCATCTTCTTTAGGCATGTTCATCTGCATTCTTGAATTGACATTCAACCCTAAATCAGAAGCAAGACTCTTAATGTTTTTGGTGGCTTTATCCAAATTACGGATCAGTTTGTCTTGTTGTGCTTCCAAATCAGTAATCTTTCCGCCGTAAAGACTAAGACTTGTTTCTAAATCTTTGATCAACTCTTTATCACTCCCGCGAACGGCTTTGAAGTAGTCTTTTTCAAAAACATCGTATTTTTGGCGATTGTAATCAATATCTGCGGCTATTTTAGGTAAATCTAGCGATATTTGCTTATAGATCCCGTACCAGGTGCAGTAATTTTCTAATTCAACCCGATCAAGATTTCTAAGTGGTAACTTGCCAAGTGCTGCAATGATTCGTTTATACTCTTGCTTTGCAGCACCTTTAAGATGATTAGGCGGAGTTACTTGCAGTCTTGGCAAGCCATCTGATGCTAGAAATTCCGCTTTATATTTAGCCTCTTGCTGGACCACAGTCAAATGGCCGGTCGATTCTCGCAATAATTTCTGTTTTCGTGCCATCTACCACTTTCACTCCTTTCTGATAGCAAATTCCCCACATCCCCCCCACTTTGGGGCTTAAAATTGATAGAAATTGGGACGTGAAAAAGAGGACGTCCGTTCTTCCGTGGGTATAAACCCTCCCCCGATTGTTTTGGGTGGGGGTACCTGGGGGGGGGCAATCACTGCTCATTTGTTGGTTTTCAATCTGCGAAATTTACTGAAATCTTTCTGTGAGAACAGATTGAATGCTTTTTGTGTGTTTTCGTTGAATCTTTTCTGTTCTTTTAATCTTTGAATACAAATTTCTTTCTTTGTATCAATCAGAATGTGATCAATATCATGATAGTTACTTAGTAATGTATCGATCTTACTGTCTGGATAAGTCTGAATGATCCAAACATTATCAAAGGTTTGTTCTGCTTTTAGCTTCCGCAACAACTGTTCAAAGAATAGAACAACATAGTCATGCACATCAATGTTCCTCTCGTGCGATGGTAGACCAGACAGTGATTGCATCAACGAATCATAATCATAGATTAGATCGTGTTGTCCTTGATGTCTCTCAACATATGTCGTCTTACCTGATGCAGGTAGGCCACACACTACATGTACTTGCATATATCTCATGCTCCCTTTATGGTGCTTGATCCATTCGCGCTTTGTCTTGAGCTTATGGCAATCACGACAAAGTGTTTGCAGATTGTCGATGTTAGTTCGGTCTTCCCAATCATCTTTACTTGGTATGATGTGATCAACCAACGTTCCTTCAAGCCCACACCGTTGACACAAGCGGTAATCTCTGCCCAATACTTCAGTACGTATATGCTGCCACTCTTTGCTGTGGTAGAACTTCAAATAATCTGATTGGGTGCTATTTCGATTCTGATTGTACTGCCGGTCATTGTCTTTACGTACATGCTGATCATAAGGCACTAGTGTTGGTTTTCCATTTGCAAACACTAACTTGGTAGGCTTAGCCATGTTCGATGCCGCTCACTATTTTAATAGCAGCCTCGGCCTCTGTATCAGTTAAGCCGAGATTAGAAAACTTATTGAACCCTGGTTTTCTTGAATCAATAGGCTTGTATCCCAATTCAAAGGACCCCTTATCAACGATATAGAACTGGCCGTTGTTTCCTTGCACAATATAATCTCCATCATGGATCACTGAGCTGTGATGTGTGCTTCTCAGACTAAACCGCTCACTAGCGTGATGGGCAGATTGCTTTGCACTTTTCAGTTCGTACATATCTTGCACCATCGGATAATACTTCAAGCAATTCTCCTGAGCTTTTCTGATATCGAATTGAACAGCCTTAACTTCAACAGAGCGTCTTACATACTTCTCCATGTCCATATTAACCACCACCTTAATTTTGTTTATGTAAAAATGAATGTTTCAAAAAAACATTCAAACTTTCAATTCAAACTTATATAATTTAATTAACTTCGTTAGGAAAGCTGTGATATTAGCATGTACGTTTTAGGCTCTATATTCTTATCAAAACAATGGATATCCATATTATCCTTAATAATCTCAATCACATCTGGTCTTGCATCAATAATTGCAATAATGTCTTTTTTTAGAAACAAAGCAGAATTAATTATTTTTACAGACAAAAAGAAAAACTCATGGACTCCGATTGCAGAAGGAGAAATAACATTCACTAATGAATCTGGAACATCGTTTACTCTACCGAGTGGTGTTTTATTTCATTACCAATTCTTAAATCCATCTCCTCATGATATTGCTTTTTTTAATCTCCATTTTGATGCAGCTGGCAAAGCATGCCAATTTTTTTATGATAAAAGTGTAGGCTACGCTACTAAGAATCCAACTTTTATTCATTATGATTTGATCAAGACAGCTGAGCTTCCTTTTCCTCATGAACCGCAAGGCACGTTCAAGGCGAACTCATTAACTCCGTTATATTGTTTTCTTTCTAACGAAGAACTTGCGAGTGCTGATCATGGAACTATTAAACTTTGTTATGCAATCAGAAAATTTCCGTATTTAGGTAAAAGAAATCATTTCACAACATTCAAACATTACGTTAACCTTGAGAACCTGCCAGAACTAGTGCGATCAAAGCAAGAAATAATGACAAAACTGACACAATCAGAACAAAAATCTCAAAAGACATCTAATACACACCCCCACAAAAATAAGAGAAAAAAACATAAATAAATTTTGCAGCAACATAAAAAGACAGCCATCACTGACTGTCTTACGCGATATTCGATACTATCATAATAGTTCATTTAAACGGCTCTCATGTCTTATGTCATTATAATAAATTTACATTACTTCTCTTACTAATATTCACTTTCAGCCGGTTATCTCACGAGAACACCAGACGTGTAAGTCTATTCTCGTCAGGAACTCAAAGTAATCTGCAAACTGACATAGCGCATTCTGCTGAAGTTGACTAACTCTACTAGCTGAATATCCAATATCCATTGCGATTTGTGTAGCCGACTTACGATCAGCATAAGCCTTTAACAATATTTGTCCCGAAGTGTCATCAAACTCATTGACCATTTGGACCGCTCGCTTAACATTGTCAATTAGCAAAGTGGCATCTGCATGCTTAACGATAGCTTTATCACGATCTTTATCTTGTATAGTTGCTGACGGCATCCCATCCATTACTGGCGAACGCAAAGAATTATAATTTTTACCAGCAATTCGAAGTGCAATTGGATATTCTTTTTTAAAAAAACAGCGGACAGCTTCAGCAGTTTTCTTCTGATCTAATTCCGGCAACAGTCCCACAAGCTCCACTCCCTATATGATATAATTGAATTGTTGAATAATTACTGGAGCGTAGCTGGTGAGCTGCGCTTTTTCTATATACGAAACAATTTATTCACTCTCATCGATTGCCGCCTTCTTTCTATCCCAAATATCCACCAAGCCAGTAATATGAAGATATTCTTCTGCCTCTTTAACTTCTTTGCGACTAAAATATATTTTGTTCGAAAAGTTACTGACATTTTTAGCAAAATAATATTTTTTACGAACAGTATCAAAACATAGTGCTTGTGTTCCAACTGTTATAAAAAGCCGAGACGTTTTCTTAATTTCATAACCAAACAAGTATGCCTTTGCCATCCTGTTAAAATCACATTCGTCATCTTCGCATAACCACTGGCTATATTCTTTTAAGAATTCAAGCAATTCATCGTAGTCGTTCATGAACTTATTTCTGCAATCAACAATCAATGCAGCTTCATCTTCACTAACTGTTACTTGCTTATAAATCGCTGAATCTTTTATCGTTACGGACTCGGGACAACCTGGATAAACACCAAATTCGATAGAAACAATTTCGCTCGAATTAAATTGAACGCCATCACATACTTTTTCCATTACTTCTTCACTTCCATATTTTCAAATTTTTCTTGTTGAAACTGAAAGACATCTTCGCAAATCAATACTACTAATCTGTTGCGGTCATACTTTACTTCAATCATTGCTAACTCATTGGATAGCCACAGCCAGTATTCGTAAGACTGCGGACCCAACTCTTGCAACTTCTGATTTGCTTGTCCCATTAAATTCAAGATGTCACGAAATACTGACTGCCAAGCTTCCATGCGATCACTCCTTACAAATCAAACAATACTTTGCCACTCTCATCTTTCACTTCCACACCGCCAACCGATAAAGCTAGCTGCTCCCAGAATTCTGGATTATCTTGGTACTCGTCAACTGTAATTGGTTTTTCCATGTTAAAGATCGCCTACCTTATCCCAGTCATTCTTTGATCCATGAATTCTGAATGGCTTGAACTGTCGTCTCGATTGATCGACTTCAGAAAGTTCATATATTGGTCCCAACTCGTATGGCTCAGTTGAACCACGAACGACAGTGTGAGCATGTGGGTTCCATTTAATAACACGCTGAGTTCCTACTACAAATTTAGTCATCTACTCCACCTCCTCAATGCTGATATAGATTCCCGGCACATCTGACCAAAATTTCTCTGTGATCAGGCTAACCACGAAACGATCGTCTTTCCAAAATCCCAACTTGGTCATACAATCTTGCAGCAGCTTCACACTGTTGTCTAAATCTGGTTTAGTATCTTTGTATTCCCCATTCACATGCTTACCTTTGATTGGGAATAACCACTTGATCATCAGACGAACTTTACCGTTGAACTTTTTATCAGGTAAATGTTGCGCCAAATTATCCATATACTTTGCACGAGCAGCTTTTAGTTCTGCCGGTTCGTAGAACATCGGCTTACCTTTTACCACATGAACCTGCTTCTCCTGGTGAGTTACCGATGGTATCAATAGCGGCATGAAAAACTCATGCGTAACCTCTTGTTGTTGCATATTCAATTGCTCCCCCATTATTTTCAATTTTGTAAATCGTTCCTTCGAATGGCCAATCATTGATCACAAATATCTGTCCCAGAAAAGCTACATCTTTGTATTTTTCAAAAACATCATACAAAGTGAACTCCTCTTCGCTTGGTAATGCAGCCTCAACATATTCAGGCTTTTGTATTTCGACGCTTTCCATTTCTGGATCATAAAAACTTTTATCGATTACCAAGATGATTTTCACATCGTTACTTGGAGTTACGTGTATCGTTTTGCCGAGTATTTTCACATTTTTCACTTCTTTTCATTATTTAAATTTTTTTACATTACCACATCTGTTACAAGCTATTAACGGTTCACTTATTTCTCTGTCTTAAGCTACTCCCCCAAGGGGAGCTTAAGACAGGAAAGGTGAACGCCGTCGCAATAGGATTTTTACGCTTTCTTTCTTAGTTACGGGCTAAATAGCCTGTTACGAACAAATTACTTGTCTTTCTTAGTTACGGGCTAAATAGCCTGTTATTACTTTTGATTATCGTTAACATTAGTTTTTTTGACCATGCCATCTACCACATGAAAACCTTCATGCTTTTTTACTCGCCCGTAAACTGTCTTTTTTGTGACTTCAAGATAGTTTGCTATCTGATTTAAGTCGACTGCATTTCCATGATCAGAAATTACATTGAACGCTTCTTCAAGGTCTTGTTTTGCTTTTTCTGATCGGCTTTGATTGTTTTTCTGCACGCCCTGTTTCCACTTCTTTTTCGAGCTACTGCTATCTTCCAACTCAATATCTGCCAGTGACTCGTCCAAAACGTGGACTGGATATTTGAACCAAGCATTGATCGGCTTGAACCCGGCGAACTCTCGCAGTGTTCCTTCCAACCGCCAAGCTGTTTCATGCTCCACTTGTTCAACAACGATGTCTTTCTGTTGATCAATGAACGCCCGAATCTGTTCAGCTTGAGGTAATGAATCAATTGCTTGATGAAGGTGGATCACCATTTGTTTTTCACTGAATTGGTCATCTAGGCCCACCTTGTCGTAGCTCGGATTAAAGTGTTTGATTGCTTTGTTGTAGACACCACAGATTGCTTCACGCTTCAGTTGATTGTATCGGTCTTCACCTGCTGGCAACTCAATCAGATCAAGAATGGCATCGGGATCTCGAGCAAACACTCCGGACCCGCTCGAACGGTCCATTGAGTTTTTGCCGCCTTGGCTCCCCTTTGAGTGGTGATGGCAATAGATCACCGCACACCCTAATTCAGTCGCAATTTTGTCGAATTGATTGGTGAAGTTAGCCATTTCATGAGCGCTGTTCTCGTCCCCGGTCAGTACTTTATAAATTGGGTCAATAATGACAGCCATGTAACCAATCTTTTGAGCTTTGCGGATTAGTTTCGGTGCCAGCTTATCCATCGGGCTTGTTTTGCCTCGCAAGTTCCAAACATCGATATTGTTGACATTCTCATGACCTCTGCCGATCGTGTTGTAAATATCCACAAAACGTTTTTTGGCAGAACGAGCATCTAACTCAAGATTGACGTACAACACTTTACCTTGCTCGCATGGAAAGCCGAACCACTTCCAGCCCTCAGCGATTGAGATTGCTAATTGAATCAAAGCAAATGACTTACCCGCTTTTGACGGTCCCGAGATCAACAACTTATGACCTTGCCGCAACATTCCATGAATCAGTTCTGGTGCAAGTTTAATCTCATCATCAAAGAGATCTGACATGTTTTCTAAATCAGGCAAGTTATCGTTGAGATCTTCGATGTACTCTTCCCATTCTTCCCAGGTATCTTGGCCAATATTAGTATCAATTAAGAATTGCTTTTCTTGGCCACGTTGAAACCCTGGTAGTCTAGATAAGCGCGATGGATTCTTGTTCTGTTTATCAACACTTAGGCCGTTGCTCTCCATCACTTTGAATAAATAATCGACACGCTGCTTGTACTGCTCGTAATTCTGCGAGTTAACCTTGACGATTGCATGAATTGATTTATTGCCGGAATAAGTCAACGTGGCAATTGGCAATTCGAGCCGGTGCAGGATCTCGTTTTGTTTCTCCAACTCTCCTTTGTCGGACTCAACTAAGGCGTAACGGTAATCAACTACGTTATCATTCTTAACACCTTTACCATCTAATGGATTGATACGGACCCATGCTCCAGCTTCTGGATTAGGATCACCCATCACTGAACCAACGTCACCATTGTTTCTACGTAAAGCATCAATAATTTCGCCAGAAGTCATGGTATAAATACCTTCATTAGGCAGCCATTTCTCAATCTCACCTTCATTGCTAGTTTTGGCCCAGGGATTATTGGAGAAACCGATTATTTCGCCTGGGTCGAATAACGTCTGCAAGTATTCGATGATCTGTTCGGCTGGGTGCCAGACTTTGGGTTTCTCAATCTTGGTTCCTTCTAGCCAACTTGAATCAAGCAGTCTATAACCTTTAGTCGGTGCCTGAGCGACAAACGAATCACCCCAGCCTAATTGCGTATCATCGTCTGGATCATAATCAGAATGCCAGCCACCTTCTTTAGCGAGTTGCGTGATAGTTGCTCCAGTGACTGGTGAGCCTGTGCCTTTGAAGGTGTTCCATTTCTTCTCACATTCTCCTGGGTGGTAACGGCTTCCGTCCTGGGCTGACCAACGATCCCAATCAGAAACTGAATAGCCTTCTTCCTTGAGTGCCATTCCTACATCCGTCCACGTCTGATAGTCCAAGCTACCTGGGTCGATGTAGTCCAGTAATGGAATCAGATCAAATTTACTTTGTTCCACCATAATTCTTACCTTCCGTCGCTGTCTTAATGGCTAATTGCAAACCTTCTGAGATACCATTTTGATGAGCTAACTTAGCAGCTGCTTCTGCCTTGTTCTCCAGGTTAGTCAACTCACCAATGATTTCATTATTGAGAATATGATTGCGGTCCAGGTATTCTCTTGACGAGCTAAAAGCGTTATGGATCTGAGTTAATAAATCGTTCATTCCTCTTTCCTTCTTTCTGTTTTATTTTTATCCGGATAATGTCCCTTGCCGAGATTCGAACTCGGATCAACCATTCAAGGGACCAGTTAGTTCAGAATGTATGCAAAAAACTATTCAATGTAATTTAGAGGTCTTTCCACTTCCTTTTATGATTTATTTTCCTTGCCAACTGTTGCTGAGGCGATTTGATTTGTATTAACCGATGTTGTACTAAAGGAGGGGATTCACCTCTTTCTATAATTTAGTAGTACCCCAGCAAAGGCTCACAGACTTTTGGCGGTCTGCAAGTCTAATTTCTTAACCTGTAAAACTTTGAACTAAAGAATCAAAATCATATTTTGGTGTGTCACGTTTTTCAGCTGGCTTAAATTCTGCCGGCTTAATACCTCGTGGCAATCTCCAACCGTTAGCAGCAATTCGCTTGATCATGGTGTTAGCAGAATCAAAGTTCCACGTACCGACATGCTGGAAGTTTCTACTTTCCAAGAATCTAATCTGTTTCGGTGTGGCCAATCCTGCATCACGACGTTTGTTCAAACGTGTGAGCAATAGCTCAGCTTTCCCAGCATTTTGAATCTCGTCAGGAAAGATCCCCATTTTCTCAAGCGCGGCCGTTTGCTTTTTAGTAGGTGGTCCCATCTGATAACCAAACTGTGGTACGAAATCAGTGAGATCTGAGTCTTGAATCGACATTTCAAATTGCAATGGATCTACCAGCTTACGTTTCCGCTTTTTCATCGCTGATAATTGTTCAGCTAGAGCATCTTCACGTTCAGCAGCTACATCTTTTTCTGCTTGTTCTTCAATGTCTTGGATGTCAACAGCACCATCTGCCTCTTCCACGATCTCAGTCATCTTCTTGGCCACGTCTGCATTTTTAGTGATCAAACTGGCAGGATGACACAACTCTAGACGTTCGGTGTGCCACAAGAAGTCAAGAATCAGCAGCTCTTTTTTACCAGGTGATAAGCGAGTCCCGCGTCCAATCATTTGACAATTTCCTACAATGGCAACTTTTCCATTACGACGTGTGACTAGAGTGCTTAGCTCATTTTGAACACACCAGCATGTTTCTTCAGTGTGATTTTCATTTGTCCAAGTGGGACGGCCGTCGTATGTGCTCCCGATATTTGCATATGCTTTTTTCTTTAAGTGAAGTACATATAATGGATTTATGCGTCCTTTAGTCTCAACCGTCATGTTTGCTTTGTAGCCACGCATTAGTGCCATAGCTTGAAGCCGTTCAATAAAATGCTTATTTCCTTTAGCGATGTGGTATGAGCGTCTTATCCAAGATTGTCCAAGCTGTTTACTTCCATCGGCTAAGTGGATAGTTTCAAGCATTATGTCAAATTGCTTTTCGCTCATTTCGAAAAGCTCTGGACTTAAATCTTTTGAAATATATTTTTCTAAATGTTCCCAGCCTGAAAGCTCTCTGCCCCTACCACGTGGCTTTCCATGAGAAATAGTCCATTCAATCATTTTCCCGTGACGATTAAAATTACTTGTTGAGCTAAAAATTCTTTTACCAAATTTTAGACCGCAGCCTTTAATTGCTTTTTCAATTTCGTCAACCCAAGGTTGATTTTCAGATTGCGTAATGGCAATTGCACCGTTTAATTTATTGATAGTTCCGTCTGTCATAACCCAGCCAATAAACTTAATTTCATCTTCTGTTAGCGGTACTCCAGAAAATTTATTAGATCCCGCAATTGGAATATTTACACCAGAAGTTAATTTAGCTAGTTCTTCAGCTGTTTTAACTTTCCAGCCTTTTTGACGTTTGTTGTCGTACACCATTCGGTGCTTATTGGTTACTCGAATGTCAACAGATGGGCTTGATAAAGAAACAAAGTGTTCGTCTGGTCCAAGCGGACGTCTAACTTTAGCAAGTGATGGTTTAAATTCAATTTCATTAGTTTCCATGTTGAACGCAGCCACTTCTTCGCCTATTTCAACATCTTTTTTCCAGCCATCTTTTGTTAAGATTTCCGTCTGCTCGTCCAAGCAATACAATGCACGGACCTTAGTTGGTCGTAAAACAACGATCGTGTCGACAGTCGGACAGTCCCAGCCTTCAGTTAATAGCATTGAGTTGCAAAGCACGTTGTACTTACTGTTATCGAAATCTTGCAAGACTTCTTTGCGGTCGTCTGACTCACCGTTAACTTCAGCTGCTTGGAACCCTTTCGAGTTTAGAATGTCTTTAAATTTCTGTGACGTCTTAACCAGTGGCAGAAATACCACCGTTTTACGGTCCATGCACTGCTTAGCCATCTCATCGGCAATTTGATAAAGATATGGATCTAATGCTGTTCCTAAATCTTTCGTTGAGAAATCGCCAGTCTGCTGCTTAACACCGGTCAAATCAAGTGTTAGTGGGATAGTCAGGGCTTTGATTGGCGACAAATATCCGTCTTTGATTGCGGCAGGTAAGCTGTACTCGTAAGCCAGGCTATCGAAATACTCGCCTAAATTACGGAGATCTCCACGATCCGCAGTAGCTGTAACTCCCAGCACGTCAGCATTTTCAAAGTAATTCATGACCCGCTGGTAGCCTTCGGACAATATATGGTGTGCCTCATCGACAATGATTGCGTCAAAGAAATCTGGATTAAACTGCTCTAGTCGTTTCTCGCGTTGCAATGTCTGTACTGATCCAACAACAACACGGTAGAAACTATCGATGCTAGTGCTTTCTGCTTTCTCAACTGCAGCTCTTAGGCCGGTCGTTTTAAAAAGCTTATCTGCAGCTTGTTCAAGCAACTCTCCACGATGAGCCATGATCAGGACTCGTTTGCCCTGCTTGACCAACTCTTCAGTGAGCTTAGTAAACACGATGGTTTTACCGGTGCCTGTTGGCAAGACTAACAATGTTTTCTTATGGCCGATTGACCATTCTTCTTGAATCTTATCGATTGATTCTTGTTGGTAAGGTCGTAATCCCATTTGAATTACCCCCTAAGCCATGACGATGATTTTTTTGTTTTCCACAAACTCTTTAAGTTCTGTTTCCAAGTATTCACGGATCAAGTTAATTGCTTGATTTCTCCAGGCACCACCGTCAGCCTCAAAAATTGCACCTTGTGGGCCTTTTTCCATTCGGAAAATGAACTGGCTTTCTGGCTGTTCAACTTCTAAGAATGTCCGATATGGAGCCAGCACGACTGGATTAGGAACTTTGACTTGTGCTTTGGATGAAATTCCCCGCTTGATAGTTAAGCTTTGTGAGACACCATCATCTAATGCTTGGCCAACATTTTCATCAGCGACATTGCCAACTACTTGCAATAAGATCTCACGATCATGGTTATTTTTGAATTTGGATTGAAGGGCGATGTTAAACTCTTCCATGTGCATGAAATGTCCGTAGTCAAATGCTGGTATAATAGCTTTCGCTTCTACCAGCTCTTCGCGACTGCCATCAGCTTTCAGCAAACTGTATAATTCAACATGACGTTCGTTATAAATTTCAAGGATTAGTTGCTCATCATTTCGTTCAACCCCAGATTTAATATAATCAACTAGGCCGGACAAGGTATGGATAATCAGACGATCCTGTGCATTATAGATATGCGGTTTGATGTAGTTAGGCTTGCCGTTATTATCAATAACATATTGTTGGCCATTAGCGTTAGTAACCATTCTGTCTCTTGGATCAATTCCCTGTTCCATCAAATATTGAATTGCCTCTTCACTCATGCTCATAATTTATTAGCCCCTTTTCTTTTGCTGCAGATCAATAATCTTGTTACTCATTTCTTTTTCAATAACATCAATTGGTTCGCCAGTATCTGTCCGTTGTTCGCCATTATCATCGATATAGGTTTGCCCAGGAGTGCCAGATTTCAATTCACGAGCTTCAATCTTGCCAGTTGCCAAACTCTTACCCGTCAACATTGTTGTGGTTACTCCTTCAACTGGTGCAAGCTTGACAGTAACATCAGCTTTAACATCGACTGTTTCACGATTGTCGTTTGGTTTTAACTCAATTTTGACGGTCAGTGTTCGTTTAGCTCCTGCTTCGGTGTTCATATCATGAATATTGGCGAACACTTTGTTCATTTCACCATCGATTTTTTCTTGCAAAGCTCCCGAGGCAACTCGGGAAACATCAAATTCTATATCTTTGCGTTTCATTGTTTAGTCCCCCTTCCTAAAATGCTGCTCCGCCATTCCAACCGTTGTTAGCTGGTGGTGTCTGTGGTTGAGCTTGTGGTTGTGGTGCTTGCTGTTGTGACATCTGCTGCACTGGTTCAGCTGGTCCCTGTGTGCCTTCACCTGGTTTCAAGAAATTCTTGATCCGATTGTTTTTCTGAGCATTGCCATTCTTGTCGTTGTATTCATTGACCTCAACTTCTGCTATACCCTGAGATCCAACTACAGTGTTCCAATTTGGTTGAAATGGCTGACCGACCACAACAGGTTGCCCAATTGACTGAAAGAACTGTGTGAGCTTCCACTGCATCCGTTTTAACAGGTAAAGTCGTTCGATAATCGACGTGGTACCTTCTGGGCCAGTGACTTCGCATTTAACTTCAGCGTAGGGAGTGCCATTAGGAATCTTGCCGCTCCCATCATAGATTTTGCGATCCATGCTTTTGACAGTGAATGGATAGTTACCCGGTGAGATCAACGTAAATTCATTTTCTTCGGCAGTAAAACTGTCGCCCCATCCGATTACTTCGTTGTTTGTATTGTTCATTTATGATTTCTCCTTTATTTTTAATTTCTAACTTTGTTGTTTAACAAATTCAAAGCAGCATCCCAGTTCGATGTGATGTATTCGAACAAGCTCTGCGGCACATTCTCCAACGGTGTATCTTGCGGCATAAATCCGCCTTGATAAATAATTTGCATTAGCTCGTCTTCAGTCACGCTCTGAATCTTCATCAAATCTGCTAAGCCTTGCGGGATCACATTGTCAATTTCAATTACCTGAGCAGTTTGTGTTTCTTCCGGCGGTTGCTGTGCTGATTGAGTCGGCGTTTCTGGTGGTAGCGGTGGCTGTTCTGGCTGTTGCGTTTGAACTGATTGTTGTGTTCCGCCAGTAAATGCCTGATCAAAGGCTGCAGCAATCTGCTTGTATTCAAACGGCAATTCGTCAGCTAAATTCCAACGGTTTTTAGCGTCCCAAGTCGGGCGATGTGTGGTGTACATCGTTCTGGCACCGCCTTGACCTTTCTTTGATTTGTTCTTAGTTTCCACAACATAAGTTTTGTAGTTTGCGAACAGAATCGTGTCGGCCCACTCTTTAACAATTGGCGCTGTTTTCTTTTCCAACTTCAGCTCGTAACGGTCATAGGACCCAACTTCATCTGGTTCTTCTTTCTTGCGTAGCCAGGCATGAGCAGTGATCACTACGTTAATACCAGCATCAATTACTTCTGAGAGTTTATCTAGCAAGTTTCCCATCTCAGTTCCAAGTGCAACATAACGAACACCGTAATCGCTTGAATCGATAGCTTTCCAGTTATGTTGGGCGCAGAGAGCTTTTTTGCAGAGATCTTCAGCCCAGTCGGTTGTGTCGATTACCAATGTTTTACCTGGTCGATTCAGTTTCATATCTTGGACTTCATTGAGTAACATCTGCCAGCTAGTCGGTTTGTCATAACGCTTAACGTCTAAATAATCAGTTGAATTTTCGGTATCGATAAAGACCGGATCAGGAAACTGACTTGCAAAAGTTGTCTTACCAATTCCTTCCACCCCATACAAAACAACCTTCTGTGCCTTTGGAATCTTTCCGCTTGTAATATTCATTAAAATGCTCCTTTCCCTTGCCAAGGACTGTCTGAAGCTTCTGCTGCTGGTTCTTCTTCAGCGATTGCTTCGTTTGTCGCAGTATCAACGCCACCATAGCCGTCAGAAATGATAATGCTACATTCGCCACCAGTAGAAACTCTCGTGGCAATTGCTTGCAGATTTTCTTGCTCCAGCCATGTACCAAATTCATTAAGTGTGGTCATGTCCATTTGTTCAAGCTTATCCAGCAGTACGAAACCGCATTGTGGCTTGAGTTTGCGGACAATAGCAGTAGAAACTTTCAGTTGATCGGATCCCGACATGTTATCCCATTTCTGACCGTTATAGATCAGTTCGCCATCGTCAACGGACAAGCCTGGTAGTGGTAATTCGGCATCACTTAGCAGATGAGCTTTCTTAGAACGGATATCATCAAGTTGCTTGGATAACAGGTCATACTGATGTTTGTACTCATTGGCATCGTCTTCGGCTTTATCTTTATCCAGGTTGGCACGAACTTTACGATTGATGTCGTCAATCTCAGTCATGCTCTGCTCAAGCTCGGCTGTTGATTCGTCCTGAAGCATGGCGACCGTCTTTTGAGCAGTTAAGATGTCATCCACTGTTTGCTTGTTTGATTCTCTCAACGTCTCAAGTTCAGCGTTTAGTCGCTCGATTTGTTCCTGCAGCTGCAGCAATTGCTGTTTCTCGTTTTTGTTTTGTTGCTGAAGTTGCCTTAGCTGATCACGTTTGCGTTGATTCTCGCCATTCTTAGCTAGAATAGTCTGTTGCTGCTGAATCAGTTCAGAAGCCGATACAGGCTCTTTAGGGGCATCCGGATAGAACTGCTGCTCATTGGCATACTTCTTCTTCTGATCAGCAATCTTGCCGATCTCGTGGCGACGATTGTATACTTCGCTTTCCTCTTTCTCAAAAGCCAGTAGCTGATCGCCGACACCGATAATCTGAAGAAGCTGCTGCGCTTTGTCGTGGTTATTCATCTCCATAAACTTCGGTAAGTTAATGGCTAACTCTTCCACAAAGCTGTTCAGCAATTGCTGGCCACCCTTCTGACCATTGGGATCGATAACCTTCAGGGATGAGTTCTTGCCGGCACGTTCCACGATTAAGCCGTTGCTCATACGAATATGAAGCTTAGGCGCAACTGCCGATCCCTCACGTGCTGCTTTTGACGGTTTATACTTGTTGCCCCCTAGAGCCCACGCGATCGCGTCTAAGACGCTTGTCTTGCCCTGGTTGTTATCTCCACCCAAGATAGTCAAACCAGCTTCCTTGGGCTGTAATTTGACGGATTTAACACGCTTGACGTTTTCAATCTCAAGCGAATTGATTTTCATCGACATTTTTTTCACTCCTTAATGTGGTACAATAACCACGAACAATTTAGTTTTTTTCTAGTCACTCTGGCGGGAGTGGCTTTTTTCGTTTGGTTCGAGATCTCTGCAAATCTGATTGATTTCGGGGATGACCTTAATCAGTCCGATTATCGAGGCTGTTAGGATCACCACCAGCAAAATGCTTAGGATGGTAACTTGAATCACCATTGCTATGCTCACGTTCTCGCCTTCTTTCTTTCCACTCATAATCCAACTGCTCTGCACAAACAAGCAGAAACATGATCAAAGCAGCCATGCAAACATCCATCATTTGTTTATCCACCTCTCAATCAAGTAACAGACTGCTTTTATAAGCGGAAAAACGATGATCACCAGCAACACACTCTCACCTGGGGTCATGGCATCTTCGCCTCCCAATCAATCCGGTCCCTGTTCTGCTCTATCCACTCACAAGCTGGTTTTGCGAATATTCCATAAGCAGAACCTTTGCCTTTGCTTGGTCGCAACCACCCACCAGGTTTTCGATAGTCGATTTCATCGGCAAACTCAGAAAAGATGTAAAGCGTCACCCAGGCACGTTCACGATTGAAACAACAGTTTTTTCTAAACTCATCAAGTGTCCAGGTCTTACCAATTATTAACTCTTCAAAATACTGCTTGGCAGATTCGCTGATCATCGCTTTGATCTCTGATTCAGGAAGCTGAATGGATAACATCTGCTGCATGGAAATCACCGCGATTCATGGACTAATTTCTGCAATCTACTTAGCAGTTCACCACGACTAGAAGCTCTCAACTGGACCAGCTCACCATTGTGGTAATCCATGTATTCGAACAAGCCGTTATCAATCTCAGTGATCTCGCCCAGTTCGTCCTTGCTGTCTGCAGAAACAAGAAAAGCTAAGTTCTGCTCTAAGTCAACTCGCAACTTCTCGCCATCGTTAATTTTTAAAACATTTGTCATTTACTCACCACCCTAGATTCCATCAAGATACATATTCTCAGCCGTCTCAGCCTGTTCATCCATCAAATAAAACTGAAAGTCATCAATGTTGAAATCACTAAACTCAAAACGATCACATATTTCGTGCCATAGCTTCGAACTAATCATTGATATTTTTGCCTTGGGATATCGTCTAATGAATTCATCGATCAATCCTTTACCTGAAGAAAAGAATTCAAGCTGTCCATTCTGAACATCTAATGCTTGGTATAACTTCATCTCATTCACCACCTATCTAATTTTGAAATCTGAAATCAGTCTGATAATTAACTTATTTGCCGCAGGATTTTTCTTGCGGCCTGACAAATAATCGCCAACATCTTGCTTGGATATGCTGTACATCGTGGCAATATCCGCGAAGGAAATATCGTTCTTACTCAGGAAAGCAATAATCTTGTCCCTGGATGTTAATGTTTCCGGCATTTGGCTCACTCCTTTCTTATATGTAAAGGTGTAAGCAATTTTAATAGATATTTATAAAAAGCTATTGATTATTTTTATACGTTCATATAAAATGAAGGCATAGTAAATAAACGTTATTTAAGCCCCTTTAATTCCAACCAGTCGCCAAACTATTGTTTTAAAGGCTTTGCTTTTTTAGTGCTTTTTATCTACTAAAATAACTTACGAGTAAATAATAATACGTTCGGATTATTTAGTCAACACATTTTTACCGGTTTGTATTATTGTTTATCTCCATTTATGGAGGAAATGTTGCTATGACAGTATTTGAACGCATAAAAGATTTAGCAAAAAAACGTGATAAAAGTCTACAAAATATTGCAGAAGAACTTGGTTTTAGCAAAAATATCTTCTACAAATGGAAACAAAGCGATCCAAAGGGTACAGATTTAGAAAAAGTAGCCGATTACTTTCATGTAACGGTTGACTATTTGCTAGGACGCACTGACGACCCACTTGGTAGTGGAGAAAAATCTGCTGATTTAGATGATGATACGGTCTTGTTTACTTATCAAGGAAAACCGCTATCGGATGAAGATAGAAAAAAGATGCTAGAAATTTTTCGTTTAATGAATGGGGACAATAAATAAGGGGAAATTTGATGGATGACATTATTAGGTGGTTGTGTGATTTTGCGTTTGATCATCAAATTGCTGTTACTTTAAACAGCTTGAGCTTCGGTCAAAACGTTCCATCATGTATGTATGGGAGATCTATAATTGTGAATTTAAATTGGGAAAACCGAGATGAATTACCATTTATTTTTGCGCATGAAATCGGGCATGTTCTAAATGAAGATGAAGGAACATTCTATTACAGTACTGCAACTGCTCATTCTAAGATTGAAGCTGCTGCTAACGAACGAGCAATTAATTTATTATTGGATTACTGTAAGAGTGAAGATCTCCTGCCGAGGAATTATATTGAGTTTATGGAATTATACGGAATACCCAGGCAAATGGAGGAAAAAGTTAAGAAGTGTTTTATATGCGCCGATGATCAAATTTATTCAGTATATTAAGCTTTTGTCCGGCCCGCGTGGACGTAAAAAACCGATGGGGACAAATTATACTTTATGGGGGAATTAAATATGGATGCATTTGAAGGGATTATGGTAATTATTGCGATCATTGCAGCTGTCATTATGATTGGATTCGCAATAACTTGGCTAGTAGGGATTTCTGGAAAATTGACAACTGTAAAACGTGTCGGTAAATTGGGAACTCTGATTGTTGGCACAATAATGATTGTTTCAGGCGGAATGTCTTTTGGCATAGATACTTATATTCAGCATCAATATGCACAACAGGACAAAGAATTTGAAAAATATGCTAAAGAATTTCGTGCAGAATATTCTTCCATCTGGGGAACCTCAGAAGATGTTGGAAATGATATTCAAGATCGTTGGGAAACGGCAATAGATAACACTTCGTATGACGAAGACTTCGATCCAACTGATACGATTACTATGGCAGTTAATGCTAATGAAGACGGAATTTCTGATATGAGCGACGAAGTAAAAAAACTGGAAGGTACCTACGCTTTATTAAAAGCAAACGATACTGGAACATATGATTTTAACGCTTATAAAAAGGCCTACAAAGAGATTAAAGAATATTCTGAATATGTTTCTGATCCAAGCGGCGAAAGTTATTATTCTTTTAACAAAGACTTTGGCAAATATGACCAGGAAGCAAAAAAATTATACAAAAACTTAACTGAATAACAAAAACACACCCTGCCCTCGCCAAAGCTTAGGATGTGCCTACATAGATTGTAAAGGACAATTCTGCCCTTTTACTATCTTAACACAGAAAGGAATGAACGGAATGGCTAGTATAAAAAAGCGTGGCAATAGTTGGCAAGTCCGAGTATCGTGGTTTGACGATGATAATAAGCGCCATTTTAAGAACAAGAGTTTCAAGCTTAAAGCTGAAGCTGAAAAATTCGCTAATGAAAATGAATATCTCAAAGATCGCGGCTTTGCCTCTGTCGATTCTAAAACGCCGTTTCCTGATTACTTTTGGTCTTGGTTCACCACGTACAAGGAAGATAACGTCACAGAACGTACTAAATTGACGTATAAGCAAGTTTATCATGCACTCCAGAACTATTTACCACGCACCCCGATAGAAGAGCTAGATCGACGTAAATATCGCAAATTCATCGCTCAATTTGGAAAACAACATGCGAAATCTACTGTCAGCAAATTTAATTCCTTAATCCACGCATGTGTTAAAGACGCCCTATACGATGGTGATATTAATAAAGATTTCGTCGAAGGTACTGATCTTGTCTATGATAAAAAACGAACTCGTTGCGTTGATTACCTATCAATTCAGGATATGGAAAAGCTATGCAGCTATCTGATTGAATCACTTAATCACCACTTCACTGCTAAATATATGATCTTAACTGCACTCTACACTGGGGCCCGCTTAGGTGAGATTCAAGCCCTTACATGGAAAGACATTAACTTTAATTTTAAGACGATCACAATTAACAAAGCTTGGCATGAGACAGACCACCAATTCAAGGATACAAAAAATGAATCATCAAAACGGATAATCCGTGTTAATCAGAATCTGCTGGATATTCTAAAGGAGTTAAAACCAAATAAGACAGAAATGGTTTTCGAGAATCAATACAAAACTATCCCCACCTCTTCAGCGGTCAATAAGACGCTTAGAGAGTGTTTAACGGACTGTTCGATAAATCGTCAAGGTTTCCACTTCCACAGCCTCAGACACACACACGTGGCTTATTTACTGGCAAATCATGTGGAGCTATACATCATCGCTAAACGATTAGGTCATTCTGATATCACCACGACTAGCCGAGTATATTCATACTTAATTGACGAGTATAAAGTTCAATCTGACAATCAAATTGAAAGTATTTTAAATAAAATCCATAAGAAAAAAGTTAAAACTATGAATTCCAAAAGTATTCAGAATTGATGTCCGTGCACATTGCGTGCACAACAGCACTCTAACCCTTGCCGCATAAGGGGCTATAAATTATGTACTCTCCTCTATATTCAATATTAAGAACGCTCTAATCGTTGACCTGAATGGGTTTTGAACGATTAGGCGTTCTTTTTTTATTGACTGATCTTGAAATTGCTCTTGATATTAGTCACGCATGACCTTTGCAAACACGTTTGGTACTTCCGTTTCCATCTTCTCAGTCACGTGTGAATAAAGGTCTAGTGTAATTTGAATTGAGGCATGACCTAAACGCTCGGAAATAACTTTTGGCGCAATACCGGCCTCTAGTAGCAGTGTTGCATGTGTATGTCTAAAACCATGAACAGTTATTTCACGTAGATTATTTTTCTTAACATTTTGCAACATCCAAGTTCGCGGCTTTGATAGTTGAATGAAACTATTATTTTGGTTGGCAAAGACAAGTTGATTTTTGTTACTCAATGTATTAAAACCTAGTTTCAACATTTCTTGTCGTTGTAATGATCGCCATTGATCCAGATATTTCATTGTTTCTAAATCAAGGCTGATTGTCCGCTTTGAATGTCTTGTCTTCGGATAATCAAGGTAGAGTCGTCTGTCTTTACCACGGGCCAAATTCTGTTTGATATGAATGCATTGATTTTCAAAATCAACATTGCACCATTCAAGTGCTAAAATTTCGCCTCGCCGACAACCCGAAGCCGACAAAAGTTGAAAAAACATAAAAATATGAAATGGTTGCTGCTCATAACAAAGCTTTAAAAATTCTTTTAATTCATCTCGCGAATAATAGTTTTTGCGTTCAACTTTATCTATTTTTTCGACCTTGCGAGGAATACTAATTTTTTCTGCTGGGTTAGAATCAACAATACCTAAAGTAATGGCATATTCAAAAATACGCGCAATATCTATTTTTAAGTCACGAAACTTTACATATGTTTTTGCCTTACGATTAATAAATTTCTGAACATCTGCAACCGTAATACTGCTCATTGATTTATGCCCAAATTCTGGTAATACGTGAACTTTAAACTGTTCGACTGTTTTTACAAAGGTACTTTCTTTAACGGTATATTCGTAATTCTCTTTCCATAAGTCAAAAACTTCTTGAAAAAGATCACCATTACTCTGTTGTTGGCAAGCAAGTTCTCCATTCTGATATTGCACTTTAACACGTTCCATTGCTGCTTTTGCCTCACGCCTAGTGGCAAAGTTACGTCGCATAGCCGTGTCTTGTTTACCAGTAACTGAATTGATGCCTAAATAAGTTTTGAACATCCAACGTTTGGCACCATCTTTTTTAGAATATTGCTTAATTGTTGCCATTTATTTTTCCTCCTATGTTGTTGGGGTGCATAGGAAAAATTAATACAGCTGTTGAAACTATTTACCATTTTTGTTTATATAATCGATTTTTTCAGCGGCTTCCGTTATTTTATCAAGTGGTAAACGGTCAACTAGTGCTGGTTCCATGACGACCTTGCCACTAGCATCAACGTTAGGAACACCGTCTTCGTCCACACTAGGATGTGGCGTAAAGAAGTTTGCAATATATTGTGCTTCGCTTGCTACCTTACTAATTTCTTCGACTGGGTACGAATCCATAATTTTTGATAGTTCAAACAGTGTTCTAATTCTCTCGTCGTATGCATCAATTCGATCCAATATTGCGGGAGTATCTGCTAGTGCTACCTCTTTTGGTGTACCAAATAATTGCATTGGTGTTGCGTGAAAAACATTAGCAAATTTCTCAAGCGTTTCAAATGTTGGATATCGTGTCCCACGCTCAATATTTGAAATGCTCTGTTTTTGTACACCAATTTTTTCGGCCAATTCAGTTTGTGACATATTAAATTCCTTACGTAAACGTGCAATGTTCGATCCAAAGTTCTCAATCATACTATTTCACCTCAACTTAGTATTAGGTATTATCCTATGACATCATCATAATTGATGTATTACTGAAAGTCAACTTTTGTAATACTATAAGCAGTCAAATAATACATAAAGATATTAATTGACAACAATTTTATTGATGATATACTATATCTGAGATCATTATAGTTTACAAAATGTAACTATTAGTTCTCATAGTAAACTATTTAGGAGGTGATACTATGGGTATCATGGAGGAAACAATGGCTCGTTGGCAAGCTGAAACCAATGAACGTGTATTTTTGATGATTAAAGAAGCTGTTGACAGCGCAGGAAATAGCAACGATGTTGTGAAACAAAAATATTGTGCAAGTCATTTTGGTATCAGTGTTAACACGCTTAAAGAATGGGTAGCACATGGTTGCCCAGAGATTAGGCTTGAAAGCGGCATGGTCTTTTACAGCAAAAAAGCTGTCCATGATTGGTTATTAACCTATCAAAGCAAAAGTAGCCCTTAGGCGTCACTGCCAGCGGCATAAGTGACGCCTAAAGGGCATAACGGGTGCCTTACTAATAGCACCCTAAAACAATACAAATATTAGTGGCAAAAACATGAAATACCTATTTCAATGACTGATCTATCAAGCAGTAGGTATTTTGTAAAAATTTGCAATTTTAGGAGGTGATCTATTGATACAACCAAAACCCATCTCAAATAATGTTTTAGGAAAAATTGATTGGTTTCAAATTGTGATTCAGGGGTTAGCTTGGACAACAGTTTATACTGACATTCTTCAGATTAGTTTAGACTGTGTGACTGTGGAAGATGCTACTTTAAAGCATGAGGATTATGACGTTATGTATACTTGCGGACCCATTCGCTACTATACTTACGAAAATCAAAGTAAACAGCTTGGACGAGGAACATTAGTGATGAGTGGTCAGGCCTGTACGATGTATGAATGGGCTAATCTTGCCGAGAATTCCCAACGGAATGTTTTCCAAGAATTAGCATTGCGTATCATTGACTTAGCGAGTTCTTCCTCAATAAGCTTTGATGTCAAACGACTTGACCTAGCACTTGATGATTACAATGAAAAAACATTCTTCGATATAGATCTAATCATTGGCAAAGTCAGTCGTAAACAATTCTTATCCAAAGGGCGTACAAATACAGTTTATGATAGTGAGTTTGATAAAAGAACCCGCTCAAAAACACAAGTAATCGGAGCACGTGGTTCTGAATGTATGTTTCGTATTTACGAAAAAGGCAAAGAACTAGCTATGGGTTTAAGCGGTGTTGAGCGTGAAGTGGTGTTGAAACAGGCCCCACAAATAAGACTAGAAGCTGAAACACGAAAAGATACTGCGAATGACCTTTTTATAACGATTGCCTATCTTACTAAAAAAGAAACACTAACAAATTTAATTCGAGGCTTTGTTAGTACAGAACTTAATTTTTATAGTGATACCACTTATCAGGTAATTAGTCGCTGGTGGAGCGATTATTTAAAACCAAGCTATATCCCCAATGTTCATCGACGTTACGAAAAATCAATTTTTGAAGATACACTCCATTGGTTTGAGGTTCAAGGACCGTATGCTGTTACTCAAGCTCTTTTTTTCTTATCAAATAATGGAATTGAAATCTTAGCTAACAATACTATTGAATTGCCGCCGCCACTATTAGGACGACGCGATGATTATTGTTGGAATCAAGATTTGGCTAATAAATTAATTGATTTTGTGACGAAAGAAAAGCGAATGGACTTAATACCATTGATTCATCAGAGAAATCGGGTAGGAGATAGTTCACACTATCGACCTCCCACACCACCGTACGTACGGAACCGTATACGGCGGTTCAACAACTTAAGCTTTTGCTTGAATTGACTGATACAACTGGGACATGTTTAATAGTCCTCGCTGTGTCAGTCTTTTGTTTGTTATGGATATACACAGTGTTTTACTATGCGCATTGCGCCAGTACCCTTTCCGTGTATTCACTTAGATTTTAGCTTCT